GTCATACACTACATTGTAGATACATAAAATTATATACACCCTACAGTCCTGCCTTCCGGCAGAGAAACTATATAGAGGTAGTGATGTCCGAAATTAAAACTGAAGTTGTATCTGATCTTTGTTCGCTACCTTCATCGGTCAGCCAGGATGTCGTGGCAGTCAATGAAGAAAAGAAAGTGCCTGCCAAAAAAAGGAAAAGAGGAAGACCAAAGAAGGAAGAAGTACAGAAGTACATCAAAAGAGCTAAAAGAGGTAGACCTCCTGGTGAAGCAGCAAGGATTAAAGAGCTAACAGCTTCGCTGTTGCTGACACACTCACAGGCTATTATCCGTAAGATTGTTCACAAAGCATTGAATGATGAGGATAAGGATCAGATGGCAGCACTGAAGCTGTGTGTTGATAGGATGTTGCCAGTATCTTATTTTGAGGATAAAGGTGTTGGAGGAGGCTCTAGAGCCATTACCATCAACATCACTGGAGTGAATGATAATCCAGTAGAAATGATTGAGCATGAACCTGTTGAGGTAGAAACCACGTTGATTGATTACGAAGAAGAAGACGATGGATCTACAAGTTAAGTTACTTCCTTGGCAACAAGATGTCTTTAAAGACCCTGCAAGGTTTAAGATCATCGCTGCAGGGAGACGTACAGGTAAATCTAGGTTAGCAGCTTGGACACTGATCATAGAGGCACTACAGACTGAAAAGGGTCATGTTTGGTATGTAGCGCCAACACAGGGTCAAGCTAGAGATATTATGTGGTCTACGCTGTTAGAGCTAGGCCATACAGTCATTAAAGGTAGCCATGTTAACAACATGCAGATTACCTTAGTCAATGGTGCAATGATTTCACTAAAGGGTGCAGATAGACCAGAGACAATGCGTGGTGTCAGCTTAAAGTATCTAGTGATGGACGAATACGCTGATATGAAGCCACAAGTGTTCGAACAGATCTTAAGACCTGCTTTAGCGGATCAGAAGGGTAGAGCAATGTTCATTGGTACACCAATGGGTAGAAACCACTTCTATGAACTGTATAGGCTAGGCGATAGCGGTAAGGATAAGGATTACAAGGCATGGCACTTCACTAGCTTTGATAATCCGTTGTTAGATCCAGCAGAGATTGAAGCTGCTAAAGGTTCAATGTCTAGCTTTGCTTTCAGACAAGAGTTTATGGCTTCGTTTGAAGCATCGCAGAGTGAGATATTTAAGGAAGAATGGATTAAAGTTAGCGACGAGGAACCCGATGAAGGTAACTACTTTATGGCGGTGGATCTATGTGGTTTCTCGGATTCTTCTCAGACGAACAAGTCGAAGAATTCGAAACTGGATGAAACAGCGATAGCCATTGTTAAGGTTAACACCAAAGGCTGGTGGGTTGCTGACATACTACATGGTAGGTGGGATGTCCGAGAGACAGCAGTACGTATATTAAAGGCTGCAAAGGATTACAGAGTTAGTTGTGTTGGGATAGAGAAAGGTGCACTGAAGAATGCAGTGATGCCTTATATGCACGATCTAATGCGTAGGAATGGATTCTATCCTAGGATTGAAGAACTAACGCATGGTAATAAGAAGAAAGCAGATAGGATTGTTTGGTCACTACAGGGTCGATTTGAGCATGGTAGGATTGTTTTAAATGAAGGTGACTGGAATTATCAGTTCTTAGACCAACTGATGCAGTTCCCAGACACTAAGACACATGATGATTTGATTGATGCACTTAGCTACATTGATCAAATACAAACTGCAAACTGGAATCAAAACCTTGATGAAGAAGAATTTGAAGTATTGGACCAAGTAGCAGGCTATTAGGATAACCAAACATGAAATTTGAATCCGAAATCACTCCTCAGAATGCTCTAGTAGCATTTGTGATGGATCGATGCAACAACTGGAGGGACTACAGAGATGAGAATTACCTCCCAAGATGGGAAGAGTATGAACGTCTTTGGCGTGGAATCTGGGCTGATGAAGATAAAACCAGACAATCTGAGCGTTCAAAGATCATCTCCCCTGCCCTACAGCAGGCAGTAGACAACAAACAAGCTGATCTTGAAGAAGCTGTGTTCGCTAAAGGACAGTTCTTCGACATCAGTGATGACGTTGCTGACCAGGATAAACAAGACATTGAGATCTTACGTACTCGTTTGTCTGAAGATTTTAAGAAAGACAAGATCAGAAAAGCTATTGGTAATGTCATGACCTTAGCTGAGATCTATGGTACTGGTATCGGTGAGTTGATTGTTAAGCAAAAGAAGGAGATGGCTCCAGCAACACAGCCTTCAGCACAGCCTGGACTGTCTATGATTGGTGTCCGAACCAACAATCGCATTGCTGTGCAGTTAAAACCCATCAATCCTAAGAACTTTATCATTGATCCTAACTCAACAAGCATTGAAGATGCTATGGGTTGTGCCATTGAAGAGTATGTAGGTAGACATGCAGTCATCAAAGGCATGGAAGATGGTGTATACAAAGCAGTTGCACTCGGTGATGCTGCTGTAGATACTGACTTAGAGCCTGATCAAGACCTAACATATTACCAGAATGACAAGATTCTTATGTTAAGGTACTATGGTTTAGTGCCTAGAAAGCTATTAGCAAACCCTGATGACATGGCTTATGAAGATGATGAGCTATATTCAGACATGGTTGAGGCTATGGTGGTCATTGCAAACGGAGAAGCCCTGCTAAAGGCTGAAGAAAACCCGTTTATGATGCAAGATAGGCCTGTAGTTGCTTACCAAGCTGACTCAATTCCTGGTCGTTTCTGGGGTCGAGGAACGGCTGAGAAGGCATACAACATGCAAAAGGCTGTTGATGCTCAGTTACGTAGCCATTTAGACTCTTTAGGGCTTACAACAGCTCCTATGATGGCTGTAGACGCTACAAGACTGCCTAGAGGAGCTAAATTTGAGATTCGTCCTGGTAAAACCATCCTAACTAATGGTAATCCTAACGAAATCTTAACACCATTCAAGTTTGGTAACACAGATCCAGCTAATTTACAGTCTGCACAGGTCTTTGAACGGATGATGTTGCAGGCTACAGGTACATTAGACACAGCAAACCTCCCTGCACAGGTCTCTGGTGGTGAAGCAGCCACTGCTGGTCTTGCTATGGCAGTGTCCGGACTGATTAAAAAGAACAAGAGATCGTTGGTTAACTTCCAAGAAGACTTCTTGATTCCTTTTGTAGAGAAAGCAGCATGGAGATACATGCAGTTTAGTCCTGATCGCTATCCAGTACAAGACTTTGACTTTGTTGCTACCGGTACGATGGGTATGATAGCAAGAGAGTTTGAACAAGCACAGATACTTGCATTGTTGTCTACACTTGGTCCGAACAGTCCTATCGTTCCTCTGTTGTTACAAGGTGTTATTGAGACTTCTTCGTTGCCTAACAAAGAAACATTGTTAGCTCAGTTGGCTCAACTTGCTCAACCAGACCCACAACAGCAGCAGATACAACAACAAGCAGCACAGTTGCAGTTAGCAGATGCTGAGGCTAGTGTCCGAGAGAAACAAGCTAAAGCTGCTAAGGATGCTGCTGAGGCTCAGAAGACAGCGATAGAAGCACAGTTGCTTCCTGAAGAGACTCGTGCTAAAATAATGGCAGCAGTGTCTAAGAACTTACCAAACCAAGACGATGCTGCTAAGACTGAGTTTGACCGTAGAGTCAAGATAGCAGAGTTAATGCTCAAAGAAGCTGACTTAGCGAACAACACCAAGATTGTAGAAATGCAGATGAGTAAAGCTGGTATACTCCCTGGTGATGAAGATATGCTCAACGAACTACTTGATAAGTTGACCGACAATGGCTAAAGAACTTATTGATGCAGTAATGCAGGCTTCTTCACGAGATAAGAAACTCTTGTTGAAAGAGTTAATTGCTGGTCTTCGTGAAGAGAAACAGAAACATGATCTGGAGGTAAACAAGACTAAATCCGCTTACATCGTTGATGCCTTTAAACAGATTGAAGATAGACTTACCGCTAAGTACAATGAGATCAAAGATCTTTCTACAAAGAAAGGTGATCCTGGTAGAGATGGTAAGGACGGTGTAAACGGTAAGGATGGCCGTGATGGTACAAACGGTATTGATGGTCGTCCAGGTAAAGACGGTATTGATGGAAGAGACGGTAGGGATGGTGTTGATGGTGTAAGTGTTACCAATGTATTCATTGACTTTGATGATCAGTTAGTTGTTGAACTATCTAACGGACAACAAATCAATGCTGGTTACGTAACACGTATCGCTAGTGATGCTGTAGTTCAGATGTTCAAACAAGGACAGATGAGCATCACAGAACTACTACCAGATCAGACAGGACATGCTGGAGAAGTTCTCTCCACAGATGGTGATGGTAACCTATCTTGGATTGCTGGTGGCGGTGGAGGAGGCGGTGGAGGCACTACAACCTACTCAGTGACGTTTAACAGCACTGGTTCTGGCGCAGCCTCACCAGTATCCTTTAATGGCTCTGTAGCCCGTACAATCAGCTACAACACCCTTGGTGCTCCTAGCATTACAGGTACAAACGCTACTGGTACTTGGAATATTGACATTCTAGGTAGTGCAGGTACTGTCACTAACGGTGTATACACAACAGGTAGCTACAGTAATCCTTCATGGATCACAGCATTAGCTTGGTCTAAGATTACATCAACACCAACAACCTTATCAGGTTATGGTATCTCTGATGGTGTAAGCACTGGTGGTAGCTATAGCAATCCTACGTGGATTACATCACTGGCTGGATCAAAGATCACTGGTAACATTAGTGGTAATGCTGGCACTGCAACAGCGATTGCTGGTGGTGCTGCTAATAAGATTGTTTATCAGCTTGGTGCTGATACTACAGGCTTTATTGATGCTCCTACCACATCAAATACCTACCTTAAGTGGAGTGGAACAGCATTCGGTTGGGATACTGTTGCTGCTGGCGGTGGTGGTACAACAACCAATGCAGTTACTTTCAACAATAGTGGTAGTGGTGCTGCATCAGGAACCACCTTTGATGGTTCTGTAGCACGTACGATCAGTTACAATACATTAGGTGCTGCTAACTCAGGTGCTAACACAAACATCACTAGTTTAGACAGTATTACAGGTGGTATTAGCTCTCCTGATTACATTCAGTTTGATACAGCAGCAACTGTCACTGGAGCTGTTGGTAGGGTTTGGTATGACAGTGGTGATGGATCTCTGGTTACAAGACTCAAAGGTAACAACCTTGATCTTAATATCGGACAAGAAAACGTAGTACTGTCTTATAATGGTTCTGGAGCAACCATTACTAAAGGATCTGTTGTTGCTGTTGCAGGTGCTCAAGGACAAAGACCTAGTATTGTATTAGCTGACGCAGACACTGAAGCATTGTCAGCACCTACGCTAGGTATTGCTGCTGAAGACATTACTAACGGTGCAGAAGGCTTTGTAGCAACCTTTGGTGTTGTTCGTGGTATTAATACCAGTGCATTCACTGCAGGTGATGATGTTTACTTATCTCAAACAGCAGGTCAATTTACTGCTACAAGACCATCAGCACCAGCACATACTGTGTTTCTTGGTTGGGTTGTCAAAGTTAATGCTAGTAGCGGTGAGTTGTTTGTAAACATTAACAACGGATGGGAACTTGACGAACTACATAACGTTAAGATTACTTCTGTAGCCAACAACGATATCCTGCAGTACGATTCAACTGGACCTTATTGGAAGAATATTGCACCAGCGTCTGTAACAGGTACTTGGGGTATCAGCATCACAGGTAATGCAGGCACAGTAACCAACGGTGTCTATACGACAGGCTCTTATGCTAATCCGTCATGGATTACTTCGTTAGCTTGGTCAAAGATAAGCTCAACACCAACCACACTGAGTGGTTATGGTATTACTGATGGTGTAAGCACTTCAGGTAGCTACAGCAACCCAGCATGGATCACTTCCATTAGTGGTTCTATTGTTTCTGGTAACATCACAGGCAATGCAGCTAACGTCACTGGTACAGTAGCAGTTGCTAATGGAGGTACTGGACAAACATCATACACTGATGGACAACTACTAATTGGTAATACTGCTGGTGGTTTGTCTAAAGCGACTCTTACCGCAGGCTCTAACGTAACCATTACAAACGGTAACGGTACGATTACGATTGCTGCTACCGGAGGCGGTGGAGGATCTTCAACAATCCTAGAGAATGATCAAACCATATCATCTAACTATACCGTAACCTCTGCTAAGAATGGACTTAGCGTTGGTCCTGTAACTATTAATACTGGAGTCTCTGTTACCGTTGGAACAGGTCAGAGATGGATGGTTTTAGCTTAAGGAGCTATAATGTCCGCAATAAAACTTCAAGGTCACGCAAGTGGCTCAGGTACAACAACACTTCAATCTGCTAACAGTAATAGTAGTTTTACACAAACATTACCGTCTACAGATAGTGTTACTTTAGGTTATCTTAATGTACCTATTAATTCTCAATCAACAGCGTATACGTTAGTTGATACGGATTCAGGTAAAGCTATTCTACACCCATCAACAGACGCTAATGCAAGAACTTTTACGATTCCTGCAAATAGTTCTGTTGCATACGATGTAGGAACTGTGTTAACATTCATCAATATGACATCTCAAGTTGTTACCATTGCAATTACAACAGATACGATGTATCTTGCTGGTACTGGTACAACAGGATCTAGATCACTAGCTCAATATGGTATGGCAACAGCGATAAAACTAACATCAACAACTTGGTTGATTTCTGGTACTGGGTTAACCTAAGGAGTTGTCATGACTGGTATCTTAAATTTATTGCTTGGTGGGGGGATTGGAAAATTCTCGGCAAGCGGTGGAAACGAAGTTAAAACGGTTGGAGCCTATCGTTACCACATCTTCACATCGTCTGGCACGTTTACAGTAACCGGCGGGGCTGGATTGACTTTTGAAGTCATGTCTGCCGGAGGTGGCGGTGGTGGTGGATACAACGTCGGCGGTGGTGGTGGTGGTGGAGAACTTGATTTATTTACTACTGTTACCGCATCGGCTTCAGCATATACAGTAACTGTTGGTGGTGCTGGAGCAAAAGCAACGAGCGCCACTGTTAATGGCGGCAATGGAGGTACTTCATCCTTTGCTCTTGGCGGCACTACTTACGTTTCTTCGCTTGGAGGTGCTGCCGGAGGTTCTGGCAACAATAGTGCAAATACAAATAATGGTTCTGGTGGTGGTGGTGGTGGGGCAGGTAATGGAACCGGAGGAACTGCATCAGGATCGAACACTAATAATGGCGGTGCTGGAACAAATGATGGTAATGAATACGGCGGCGGTGGTGGTGGGGGTGCTACAGGTGCTGGCGTAGCAGGTTCGCTTGCAGGGAATGGGGCCGGTGGCAATGGCGGTGCGGGCTACACGCTAACTAATATTG